AGTTGCCAATTTACGGCATCTGCGATATTGATGACTTGATTGACCATTACGAGATTCAGGTCACAACGACCGGTACATTGAAAGTGCCCACGTTCCAGATTTGGCACGACCGCGATTTGATTGCGGATCTCCAGCACACCGGCAACCGATATCTGAAGAGCAAGAGCCGACTTGCCTCAGTGATGAAAGCCATAAGTAACCTTGTGGCCGTCTATGAGGCCCGAAACGTCATCTATGTCAAACGTGGCGGTATCGGCTTCCTTGTGTCACTCAAGAGAGATGAGACCGGCAGTACAGCGATGGAGCCAAAGGAAAAGAGAGAAATTGAGGACTATCTCGACAAGAGCTACGGTTTAGGCGAGGGGCAAAGACCGATAGGAGTTACAGACGTGCCTTTGTCATTTGTCCGCACCAACCTCTCTATCTCGGAACTGCAACCCTTTGAGGAAACCTTGCAGGACGCTATCACAATTGCTGGAGCATACGGAATTCCCGACGTGCTTGTGCCTCGTAAGGATCACAGCACATTCAACAATCAGGCCAACGCGGAGAAGACCGCCTATTGCGGTGTGATTATCCCGATGGCTCAAAAGTTCTGCAATGACCTCACTTCATTCCTCGGACTTGACAAGGACGGACTCTATCTCGATTGCAATTTCAGCGATGTGGATTGTTTGCAGTTGGGGCTCAAAGAAGCAGAGCAAGTCAAGAAGCTCACCAATGACCGATGCCGTCAGCAGTTCAATGACGGCCTTATCACCCTTAACGACTGGCGAGCTCAGATTCACGAATGCCAGATTGCAGAGGAAGAGATGCCGCTGTTCAGCAAGCTCAAATTCCAGATGAGTGATGAGGAATTGGCGGTAGTAGCCAAGATCCTTAATAATCAAACAATATTAACCAATCAACCCTCAACAGGAGAAAGTAATCATGAACGAGACGAAACAAAGCCTGATTTATCAGACGAAAGCGAATGACGTTGATGAGAAGGGTATCGTTACGGTAGCCGTGAACGGTATAGGCATTGAGGACAGTCAGCACGACATCTCGGTGTCCGGCTCATTTGACCAGACATTAAAAGAGGACATCGGCCGTATGCGCCATTTCCTCAATCACGATACAACTCAGCTATTGGGATGCCCATTGGAGGGCGCCGAGAAGTCCGGCAACCTCGTAATGGTATCACAGCTCAACCTCAAGAAGCAGATTGGACGTGATACTCTGGAGGACTACAAGCTGTTTGCCGAGTGTGGGCGCACTCTTGAACACTCAATCGGAGTGCGTGCTATGAAGCGTGACGGAGAAGACCGGCGCAAAGTGATTCAGTGGAAGATGTTTGAGTTCTCGACGCTCACATCGTGGGGTAGTAACCCTCAGACCTTCCTCGTAAACCTCAAAAGCGCCACCGCCCAGCAGGTGAGAGATGCAGTTGACTTAATCCGTGGAGCCTTCAAGCAGCACGGATATTCTGACGAGCGTCTTAAACAATACGATATGGAACTGAACCTGCTACTCAAATCACTTGACGGCGGCACAATCGTAAGCTGCCCTCACTGCGGCTATCAGTTCGATTACGACCAGCAGCCCGAAACGACATTCGCGCAGCAGGTAATCGAAGCCGCCGCGATGTACCAGAGATGGATCACCGATGACATCGTAGAGCAAGAGATTAACAGACTGACTCCGGAAATCCGTCAGGAAGTGCTTGCATTGCTCGACCAGTTCAAAGGAGACCGTTCTCTCATCACCGAGAAGTCTATCACCGACATTGCCGCCTTCGTGCGCTGTCCTCATTGTTACTCTCGTGTATATCGTGCCAACAACATCATCAAAATCGAAGAGCCGACAATGCCCGAACCCACCGCAAAGGAGGCTGACAAGAACGACGGTGAACTCAAAAACGTGAAGCCCTCATTCTGGGCAAAACTTAGTGACAATCTTTAACCAACCATTTTTCATAATTATGATTAAGAAAATCAACAAATCCGACCTTGGCATCAACTATGAGAAGTTCGATGGCGAGCAGCGCACATTTCTTGAGAAGATGTGCGACATCGTAGTCAATGTGTGCAACAAAGCCCTTGAAGGCGCAATGACCTCTGAGGACGTTGAGGACAAGCTGAAGGGCGTAAACGAAACCCTCAAAGGATTCGACTCCGAGAAGTTCGCTGAGGTGGTAAAGAGCAACGAGGAGTTGCTTGAGACTGTCAAGGAACTCACCCAGAACATCGAAAAGATGAAGCAGAAAGGCATCGGTATGGACCGCTTCGCGAAGTTTGACGAGAGCCTTGAAACCATGTTCGAGTCAGAGAAGTTCAAGAGCTTCCTCGCCAACACCGTCCACGATGCCCGCGGCTTTGCTCTGAAAGATGTGTCGATGACCAACAACTACTCCGGCAGCGTTCTCATCACCGACCAGCAGCAGGACCACATCGTTTCACGCATCACCGACAAGCAGCTCCACATCCGCGACCTGGCCACTGTACTCCAGGGCGACCCCAACTTCACCACCCTTGCGTGGCCGATGATCGAAGAACTGAACCGCAACGCCCGCTATGTGTCGGAAAACGGCACTCTGCCCGAGTCTTCGTTCAAACTCACCGAAAAGGAAACCTCCGTGCGCCGTCTGGGTACACACTTCGTTATGTCGAAGCGTATGCTCAAATGCCGCGCCTATGTCCGCTCGTTTATCCTCAACAAAATCGTCAGCGCCGTACTTGATGCCGAGGACTTCGGCATCATCTTCGGTGACGGCTCCGGCGATATGGTCAAGGGTATCACCACTTACGAAGGCGTGCTTCCTGTTGAAACCATCGTAAATGACACCATTATCGCCGGTGCCGCCGGTAGCGTCAAAGGCGTGACCAAGGCCGCTAACGGCATCATCGTTGAGCTCACCGCCCCCAATGACCTGCTCATCGAGGGCCTGCGCATCACGTTCACCGGTGCCACCGTCAACACTGACCTTAACGGCGTTCACGATGTCATCAAGCTCAACGATACCCAGCTCCTCATTGAAGGCGCCGAGTACAAGGGTGATGAAACCTCCGTGGCCGATATGACATACAAAGTCAACAACGCCGCTTTCAAGAGCGTGGAAGCCCCCAACTCTATCGACGCGCTTGAAACAGCCATCGCCGTAATGACCTACGCCCAGTTCCGTCCGACTGTGCTCATGCTGAACCCCATCACACTGAACAGCATCCGCACCGAAAAAGCAACCGACGGCAACCGCCTCGAAGTTGTCAAGGACATCAACGGCAATCCCGTCATTGGAGGCTTGCGTGTCATCGCTTACCCCGGCATCCCTGCGGGCAAATACTTCCTTGGTGACTTCAAGGAAGGTGCGCAGATTGTTGAATACACCGGCCTCACCATTGACTGGGCCGACGATGTCAATCACAAGCTCAAAAACCAAGTCGTGCTTATGGCGCAGGAAGAACTTATCGTGCCAGTGTACTGCCCCTGGGCATTCTCCTACGGCTCACTGAGCGCACTTAAAACCGCCATCGCCAAAGACTAAGACCTATGGACTACATTCTTTCAGGCAATCCAAAGGACGTCGAGAAGGTAATCCAAGAGAACCGCATCCGCATCCAGCGTGAGGGTGTATCAAAACTAAGCAGTTTGGTACACCCTCTGATTTTTGAGCCCTGAGGTTTGAATATATCTCAGGCTGCTACTTTTCCGAAAAATTCTCGGAATATCCGATTCTCATGAGGTGAAAATCCGATGATAGCGAAAAATCGGTCATTTTTGGGTGTGTTTCCCCCATTTTTGGCCGATTTTGTCATCTTGGCGCACATTTTCTTTATGTTGAAGGCTATGGCGAAGAAGGCAAAGTCCATTTTGACCTTGTCCAGTCCGAAGTGGCGGAAGCGTTTGTACGCCATGTCGTATTTCATCTGTCCGAAAACGGCCTCCGGCTCGATACATCTTCGTCCCCGGTGCTTTATTCCCTCTTCCGATGTCAGCCGCTCCCGTGCTCGTCGCCGATATTCATTGAGCCTGTGGTTGACCTCTATCACCCGGTCGCCTTTTGCCTTGAAGCATCTCCCCCTGAGTGGGCATCCCTCACATCGTTGTGCCTTGTATACGGCACTCTCGGTCTGGTATCCGCTTTCGGTTTTCGACCTTGCGGTATCGATTCTTGTCATGTGCTGCCCCATCGGGCATACGTAATAGTCTTCATCGGCATTGTAGAACATCGCCTGCGGACTGAACGGGTTCGGCTCATAATGCATGCGCTGCTCTTTGTGGAACATATTGTATTTGACGTAGGCTTCTATGCCGGTCTCGTCCATGAACCGGTAGTTCTGCTCCGAACCGTAGCCCGAGTCGGCAACGCCGGCCCGGGGGAATTTGCCGTAACGGTTGTAGAACGAGTTGTAGAAAGGTATCATGGTAAACGGATCTCCCGGGGTCTGGTACAGTCCGAAGTCCGTGATGAACTGATTCTCCGTGCCGATCTGAAGATTGTATCCCGGCTTGGTCTGTCCGTTGTTCATGGCATCCTCCTTCATGCGCATGAACGTGGCGTCCCGGTCGGTCTTGGAATAGGAGTTGCGCTCTCCCATTATATCAAGTTTTTCGTCATACTCAGCGAGTTTGCGGGCGTGTCCCTCAAGTTGCCTTATCTGCTTGCGCCGCTCTCTGTCGGCTTGCTTTTCTTCTTTTGTCGCAGGTGCCGGGGCTTCCGAGAGCGCCTGGTTGAGTTCGGCGGCGATCTCCACAAGCTCCGCAGGCGTGAAGGTTTGCCTTGTCTCTTGGTCACTGTTGTCCTGTGCGATCACTTCGTCTATCTGACCGAGCAATGCTTTTATCTTCCCGATAAGTTTTGCCCGGTTCTTTTCAGTACTCTTGCGCCATACAAAAGTGTATTTGTTGGCCTTGGATTCGATCTTGGTCCCGTCTATATACTCGACATCCAATGTGACAAAGCCTTTTTCCGCCAATGTTACAACCAGATGCGTGAATACCCGGTCTATCTCTTCCTTGACCCTGTTGCGGAAGCGGTTGATGGTGTTGAAATCCGGTTGCTCATACCCTGCAAGCCAGATGAAATGGATGTCGCGTTTGAGGGCCGCCTCTATCTTGCGACACGAATACAGGTTGTTCATATAGCCATAGATGATCGCCTTCAGCATCATCTTGGGGTGATAGGGACTGCGGCCGCGCTCCCTGTACAGCTTCTTGAAGTTGCCGAGCTTGAGATTGTCAATGGCCGAGTCCACAATGCGCACAGGATCGTTTTCCGCTATGTCTTTGTCCAGACGCTGCGGAAAAAGTATTATTTGTTTGGGATTGTAATCCCGAAAGTGTAACTTTGTAGACATTTAATTGCTTTTATACCACAAAGATACACAATTTTTGTGATATGGCAAAGCCCCGGCTTGGGAAAGTCGAGGCTTTGTTTTGTGTTTTACAGCAGGTTATAAAAAGAGGGTGCACCCTCTTTCTCTCTCCCCTTGAAGTCCAACCTTATAAATCTCACGACGATGTACGAATACAAATGCTTCACACGACAAGGCTCATGGCGCTTCTACGCCGACTCCGATACCGATGCCCTGCGGCTCGCCCTTTTCTACTGCTGGCGCGACGGCGAGGGGCTATGGGGGAAGGTTAGAGGTTAGTTGTCTTGTCCTAAAATAGGTTGACTCGAAAGTTAAACCAAAAGCAGGATGAAAAGTCAAAAAGTAAAGACATTTTCGGACGAAGAGCGCAGAGCAATAGTCCAGGAGTATCTC